ACATTTTCAGCGATTTTACAAGGAATTCACTCATTTTATTTTCATTATTCTAATTGTATTCAATCAGGATATTAATTAGAACTATGCAAATGTCAGAAAGTCCTTTAAATACAGTACTTTAGAGGATATTTAATTAGGAAATGATTTTTTTGTCTGTGACTAACGTGTGTCCAACGAACTAATAGGATTTACAAAACGAAATGATACAATATGTTATAAGAAACATGGTTCCCGGGGTACTATCCCCGGGAGCTTTTATTTATGAATTTCTGAAATTCTGGTAAATACGCCCTTCGGGACAAACTCAAATACGAACCCATCATCATTCGGGTACGGGATTCTGACGAAGTACCATTTCAGCCCGGAACTGTCTGTTTCGGTGTATTTCATTACCTCTACAACTGCACCTTTTTTCAGCTTCGGAAACAGTTTAGATGGGCTATTTTTGTTTGATTTTGTATAACATTTTATGTCTTTTTTAATCTGCGCAATGTAGGCTCTTGTGTTCTGCTTTTTGACTACATCAGAGTCCGAAGTTGATGCTGTATTTTTAACTAAACCGTAGTTTGGAGTGCAGAATTTTGTTCCCGAGAGGTCGCTGTTGTAGTAGCTTTTCTGGCATACTCCACCACCATTTGCGATGATTGTAGAGCCACCAGAAGTATTCCCTTCGACTGTCCAGAATTGATCTCCTGATACCTTTATTACAATTCCGGTGTGCGCAAACACTCCGTTTCTGTAGAAAATAACAATATCCCCAACTTTTGGATTGCTGTTCAAAGTAAATAAATCCGCCATTGTCGGACAGTATACATAAGGCCAGTGTTTTAAGAGTTCCTTTGCTTTCTCCTGTCCAAAAGCTTTCATGAAGCACCAACTCACAAAGCCGGCACACCATGGCTGTCCTTGATAAGATGGCTTTACATCTCTCCAATATTTTGTATAGTTATTGGAACCGGCATTTGCTGTCTTGCTATCAAGCTGACTATTGCTTGCCTTTTCAAGATATCCAACTTCATTCTTTGCGATCTGGATTAATTTGTCAATTGCGTTCATACCTGTTTCCTCACTTTCTGGAAAATATGTCTTTAATGCATCATAAACAAACTTCTGTCTGCTCTTATATGCCCCGACCTGGTTCCCTGTATCGGTCTGGCAGGCTGCATAGAGATTGTCGAGTGTATATGGTTTCTTAGTCTTTGCCAGAATCCTCGTTACTGCCCCTAGTCCACCTTGATGCCTAAAGTTCACACACATAGCTTGCCCTCTAGCGTCCGCAACGCCCATTTTAAGGGCTTCATCTGCATAGGTGGCTAATTGTTCATCCATAAGGTTATCTTGACATTTAACGCCCAAATCGGACGAAATAAGGGCAACTATGGTATCGGCAAGCTGTGACACTCTGGAAATATTGAAGCGTTCCCAGTTTGCGGTCTGAACTTGTTCTAAAAGTCTGACCTTGTCTATCTTCTCCCACTGTTTCGGGTCGGCATCATAAATTCGTTCCAGAAGCGTTTTAGCTTCGGTTCCGTACCACGCTCCTGCTCCAATCGTGATTGTATGTTCATCCGAATTGTTCTTATAAGCTTCTGTGAAGTCCGAATAATCTTGCTGTCCATAGATCTGTCCGCCGGTTTCGACCGCATAAATAATCTTTCTCAGGACGTTCTTTTGTTCAGTTGTCATGTTGCCCGCTCCTTTCGCAAAGATTCTTACCTAATTTTGATTATAACATTTAGCGTTAAGGCATCTCTGTACCAATTTAAAAATCCGACAGGTGATTGCCTGCCGGATAATGCTAAATAACATATTTGTGATGATTGTATCTGACTGACTCTTGATTAATCTTTGCGCTGTTCCTTATAAATAGGTAGAGGTTTTACGAAAGTTTTCCATTTTTTTAATGAATTAAATGGGAATAGTGGCAAATTTATTCCATTATAAAGTGATATTTTTTGTAATAACTGCTTCACTTGCTTTGACATTGATTACGAAAGCCAAACCATTACCATCAAAAGTAAATATAATTCCAGATAATCTCCTATTTGTATTATCGTACTGGACAGCTTGCAAAATGGAAGAGTGTCCAAGAATGTGATTTGTCCAACTTCCACTAATATTGTAAATTCCATCTTTGAGTTTGCCAAAAGTGGAAGCAATTTTCAAAAGAAGGTCATCAACTTTATCAGAATCTCCGCATGATATTTCCATAGTTTCGAGTGAGTTACTATTTCATAATTTGATTACGTAAATTCTAGCCCATACAGTAGACGTACATTTTAATACATTTTTTTCCAAACTTAGTGTTGCTTGAGGAATTTCTGTTTTAATGTTCAGTATACCTCCTTTAGTGCTGCTTGATGATCTACTAACAACCACGGAGAAACCAATGTTCCTAACATTATCCGCATCAATTCCAGCACAACAAATTAGATATATACTTGCATCGTCTAATGTAAGTGAAAATCCTTTTTCCGGATCGATAATTTTGTATTTTACATATGAGACCTTATTACTATTTAATTCATTAAGCGCCCCCAGAATTGTCTTGTCGTTTGTCTGAAGCTTCTCGAATACTTTGTCGGCAATTTTTCCAAGTACCCAGTCTGAAAGAGTAGACAGTGAAAGGCGTTTATTTGCCTTGCCTGCCGTATCAAGTGTCATAACCTCATCATTATCAGCTACTGTAGTTTTTGTAGTGTAATCTGTCCACTTTGGCATAACTGCTTCCTCCTTATACTAAATATTTGTCTCGGATATATTTTTTGACTGCATCAAGATGAGCCTGTACATCGTCATTCATCACAAGGAAATTGCCTTTATTATTCTGGCTGACAACCTCTCCTGTTTCCTCGTTTACTTCAGAATAGGTGTAAGCGATACGACTTCCCTCTCCTGTGCTAAGATTCATAAAACTTGTAAGAATTTTCTTCATTATATTTTCCCCATTTCGTCAATAATTTTTTCCCTGTTATTAAGAAGTTCTTTTTCATAATCTGGTTCTGATACTTCAAGGCTTTCACTGTAGTCTGGTTCTGGCATGTCTGTGTCTATTGCCCTGTCGTAGGCTGTTTCGCTTGCGTCAGCAAAACGCATGTGTTCATAGTCAGCCTGCCGCGCTTTGATTTCAAATGCAAATTTAAGCCCCGGAGTACCTTTTACAGTGAAATATGTCTGCTCTTTTTTATCTACCCAACAATCTCCATCTCCTTCCTTTTGTAAAAACACATAATATTCAATCCTTACATTGGTAGATTCTTGGAATATATCATCTATGTCTATCAGGCATGTGCCGTCTTCCGATACGGATGCTTCTCCGATGTCTCCGAACATGGGGGACGCCATTTCATAACAATAAAATGCCTGCGTACCATAGTTTTTTGTTGGAAGGATTCTTTTCTTTGTTCCTCGGACACTTAAATCTGCAAGGTCTGTTCCCGTTCCGATGCTATAGAAATGGCCACTGGCTTCTATATGTGTACCTGCTGTAACTTTTTTTGATGCCGAAACACTGTCTGCCGAAACGCTGCTCGCCGAAACGCTTTTATTAAACGAGGCTGAACTTGCATGTACGGTTCCTGTATAAAGATTGATTCCTCTAATACGCGTTCCATACAATGTCCCGTACCCCGGTACATATATTCCTGTATTCGTCTCTGAATAGATCTCTCCAGCTGAAGCGTCTAGCGTTACTTCTCCATGCGTGCCACTTGCTGAAAGCTTTCTATATCCAACTTCCCATCCTGCCAAGGAACCTGTATCAATATAATCGGCATTAATATATAACTTTTGATTATATAAATAAATTCCTTGAGTCTGACCGTTATTGGTCAATTTATTAAAAATCTCCAACTGGGTCATATCTGACGCGTCTTTGCCATCATCGCCTTTTTCTCCATATACACCGATAACATGTGGAGCAGTATTCACACTCGTTCCGTCCGTGTATGTGGTTGTCTGATAATTCCACAAATATCTTTTAGATGATGTTGGTGTCTGCACGGATTCCGTCCAACCTGATGTGGATGTTGTCACACCTGATGAACTGGACGTAGCGAGATAATGTTGTACAATCTTTGAAATTCCATTCCCAGTATCACCTTTTATTTTTGTCCAGCTATAGTCACTTGGATTAGTAGAATCGTTTTTTTCAAAATTGGTATACTGTCCGATGTAAGTCTTTCCAGTGCTATCAGATACTGAAAATCCTGTCTTTCCGTCAGAGCTGGTTGCGTAAGCAATATGTAGATAGCTTGTTCTTCCATCAGCGCCAACACCCGGGATTCCTTGTTCGCCTTTGGGTCCCTGTATTCCTTCAAATCTTGCCCATTGATATTTACTCGGGTCGGAACTGTCTTCCGGTGAAAAATCCGTATAGGTTCCAATGTAAGTACTTGGCATTTCTGTTATCTGACTAGAAGATGTTGGTTTGGCAACAGTACTATATTTTATGTGGAAATATGTAGTCTTTCCGTCCGTTCCGTTTTTGCCAGCTACGCCTTGTTTACCTTCCACGCCCTGAATGCCTTGTAGTCCCTGAATACCTTGCTTCTGTTTAATAATTGTAAACTGCTTTTCGGCAGCAAGATTACCATAAGAAACCGACGCGGTAATAATTCCTGTATCAGTAGAAAGTCCAGAGACCGTGTACGTTGCCCCTGATGCTGAACCACTTATTCCGTTTTCCACAGAGAATGAAATGTTTGACTGCGCGGTTACGTCATCAGCGCCATATAACACAGTTACTGTAGTCCTGCATGTGGGGAATGTGGTATATTTGCCAGATGAATCTGTCGGGATTCCCTGAAATTCATTTGATAACAGTACACTCAACGTTGCATATTTTGTCGCGATTTCTGTTGCAGTATTGGACGCGGTATCTTTTGCTATTTCAGAGACAGCTTTTCCTTTTAATGAGAACTCTGTCGCAGCGATGTGCACCTTTCCACTATCATCAATATGGAGAGTGATTTGGTTATCACTGTCAATAACCTTAATTCCTTTCGCATTGATAAATTTGCCTGCCAAAACGCCTGCAAGGATGTAATTTGCATTGATATACAGTTTCTTGTCCTGTATATAAATTCCCTGGTCTTCACCGCCGTTCGTCAGCTTATTAAATACTTCATCCTGTCCAAGGCTTGTATCATACTCTTTTACCGCATTGTCAATGTCGGTTTTATCGGCATATTTGAAATCAATCCAGTCAGTGTCAGTAAATGCACCATCCGACCGGCTTCTAACCGCTGTTTTGATAGAAGCTTCGCCGTCTGCTTTTGATGTGACCCAGAAATCTCCCATGTTGTATGGTGGCTTAGGCTGTTCAAAATAAACTGCCGCTTTTCCATCAATCTTATCAAACAGATAATCTGGGGCTTTCTGTTCAACCCATTCATTTCCGTCCCACCGCCAGCGCGTGTTAGCGTTATTGGCGGTATTCTGCCAAAGGTCTCCTTTGTGGATATATTTACCTTTTTCCCAAACAATTAAAATCTCATTTCCGCCTACGTCCAGAATGGAATTGCCATCAACATCTGTCCACGGAATCTCTTCTGTTTCTGTCCATTCAAGCGCCGGGTCTGTATCCTGGCTCCAGGTCTGAATCTTGCCATCAAGTTGCTCTTGGAGGCTTTCAATCGTATCAGCAAAAACGCCCTTGATAAAGGCTGTAACTGCTGAATCATCTGTATACTTAGATGCTCTCACCCAGTCATCGGCGTCATAGCTTGCGCCCTCTGCCTTTGCCTTTTGACACTTAAGAATGTCCCCTGCCTTTCCCTGAACCCATAAATCGTCAATATCGTAAGGTGGCACCGGCTCTACTCCGAATATTCTCTTCTTTGCGTTTGCTGTGTTTTGTGCCTGCGCCGCATCAGCCAGAGCTTTGACCACCGCAGTATCTTTTACATAATCCCACCTGTATTCACCGTTAATCTTTGCATATCTGTAAGCCTGTCCACCATATTCTTCGTTGTTTACGATGTAAAACAGGTCACCTAAGTGCTTTTCTTTAGTTGTATCATCTGTCCAAGTGGACGCCGGTTCATTATTACCATCAGGAACATAGTCTCCAAAAAACGCTTCTATCTGTCCGTCAATCTGCTCCTGAAGAACCTTAATCTGTGGAGAATATACTTCTGTAATAAATTTCTCAACCTCGGCATTTGCGACATTTTCAGGCGTTTTTCCTTTAATTGTGAGCTCTGTAGCATTAAGATTGACAGCTCCTGTCTCTGCGTCAATGCGGAACGTAATGTTGCCGTCATTGTCTTTTGCTGTGAATCCCCTGGTATTGATCCAATCCGACTGTATACCGATAGCATACAGAATGTTCAGCACTGCATCGCCGTTGCTGTCAAATCCTGCTTTCCAGGTGTTTCCACCATCAACTGAAAGGAAGAATCCATTTACACCTGTTTTATAAATTACTTTTGAATCTTTCAATGATGGTTTATCATGACGATATGATATTGAAGACCCGTCCGGCTGAATTTCCTCAGTAAAATAAAATCCAAGTGTGTTTGCAGCTAATTCGTTCATCTGCTTTAATTTTGCATCGTAAGCGGTGATTTTCTTTTCGGAATCTTTTTTTGCATTGTCAACCTCGACCTGCATGCTGTCTGGATAGTCAGCATCGATGTCTTCCATGCTCTTTGCATTACAAGAGAAGCTTGTACTTCCAGAGAATGCGAAGTCTACATCTGTCAGATATGAATAGTAAATATTGCCTTTAATGTCGGAAAATGTAATTCTATCTCCAAATGTGGCGTATCCGACTGCTATGCTGTCACAAGAGAATGGTCTTAATCTCATACCGACCAGTTCTTTTCCAATCAAATCTACACCGACTTGCTCATTTCCTGTCAGAAGCTTGTTGTCAATCGTGATGACGTACCCGTCCGTGCCGTACTTATATTCTGTTTCATTATTCACATATTTGACCCCGGTGACAACTACATCATCAACATCATAAGTAAGGTTATTGATAAAATTGGGCTTAAATCCTTTTCGCTCGAGAATTGTCTCAATCTCGTTGCTATCAATGTCAAGAATAGTGTTTCCGTTAATGTCATACCATGGAATTGTTTCTAAGGTTATGGTATCAACACCATCGTCAAAAGTGATAATTCGTAAATTATCGTTCTCGTCAATGCGAGCGTTACCGCCTGCCAAAGCTGCAACCATACCGATTACTGCTCTAAAAGTGGTGTTCTCCGGTTTCTTCTGCACCTGATAGTCTGCGTTTTTAAATGTTGCGTCACCTAACACAATCCCGGTCTGCTGACAGGCATCTTCTAAAACCTCTCTGACAGAGCATGGGAAAACAAGGTTTGTATTGTATCCTGTCTCTGCCTTACTCATATAGTCCAGCAAAGTGAGATTAATCTCATCGGACGTGGCGGGTTTTTTTGATACGATGAATGTGCCGCGGCGAATAGTCTCCAATCTATCAGACAGCTGCAAATTTAAAAATAGAGTGAACTGTGCTCCGGCAAAGTTGTAGTCAGAGAACCTATCATCATCATTGACCAGTGCCAATGTTGCTGTTTTTTCAATGGCTACGCCTACCGGGAAATCCCCGGAATCAGAAGAATCTACAATGCCGTTTCCGTCAAGGTAGAAATCTTCTTTTTCCAGGTTTAAAATTGTCCCATCACGCAGCACAGCATTCGCCGTAACATAATAGTTACTATTTAAGAGAGATTCTGTTTTTAACTGATTTGTAACATTAATCATACCGGTCGAATGCTCCTTACATTAATAGTTAATCCTGTCCATCGTTCCTCATTATCCTTGAGTGTTTGTGCTGCCATGTTGAAATTAGATGCATAGAACGTCTTGTCAATCCATTCGCCGGGGGTTCGAGGATCTTTGTGATGAAATGTGAACTGACTTTTGTTAATCATAGAGTTAAGAATCGTTGCAATCTCTCCCCATTTAAGTTCGCCCCATTCCATGTCATATCCGGCAATGGTTCCCATTGGTGTGTTGTGCATAACTAAATCCTGACTCCTTTTGGAACTTTCCGTTGATGTAGTTGCGAACACTGGCTTGTATGCGTCAGGGGCCTTTATAATGACCCCATCAATCTTAAACTGTTCCTGTGCCATTTACACACCTCCTAACAAGAATGGATTCTGACCGCCATTTCTGCGTCTCCTAAGCTCTGCTTCATCAATGATAATGTCTAATAGTTTTCTGCCAGATGCATTGACTGTAACATTGTAAGTGTTTCCATTTCCCTGCCCTTTCCCTGACTCTTCCCGGACGATCTGACGCAACAGGCTTTCCGGTGCTTCCAGGTTATTTCCTTTCTTTTGATCTCCTAATACCGCAAGGAATTCTGACCTTGGAGGAATGACCGCGCCACTGGCCAGATATGGGATAGTTCCGACACGTGGAAATGTTGCGTGAAATCCAATGGTCTTTGTACCAAACGGTGTTGGAACAGACCAGGGTCCAAAGGAAAATGCAGATTCAATTCCTCCAATTGCATTATTAATCATCCCGACTGCATTATTAACAATGCTGATTGCCTGATTAATCGGAGCTTTGATGAAATTCACAATGCCTTCAAATGCAGATCTGACTGCATCTCTGGCGGCGTTAAACTTATTAGTGATAGCATTTTTTATCGCTTCTACTTTATTGGAAACAAATGTAGTTACGCTTTCCCATACTTGGGACGTCTTGTTCTTTACGCTGTCCCATACGCCTACAACTTTAGTTTTAATTGCATTAAATACTGTGCTGGCTGTGGATTTAAGAGAGTTCCAAAGGCCAGAAAGTGTCTTTTTGATTGCGTTCCAAGTAGTAGATGTTGATGTTTTAATAATATTCCAAACATTAGCTATCTTTTCTTTCAAATTGCTTAATGTACGTGTTGCTGATTCTGACAATTCACGAGTCTTTTCAACAACCCAGTCTTTTAATTTTGTTGCTGCCGCGCATATTTCATCCCAGTTTTTGTACAGCAAAACTCCGATTGCTATAGCAGCACCGACTGCGATCGCGAAAATCCCGCCAGTACCGATTGCTGTCGCAATGGCCTTGATTCCACCCATGATCCCGCCAGTGCCAGTCATTAACGCGATAAGTCCTTTTACAGCTGTAGCTATTCCAGATGCACTTTTAATAACTCCCGATGCTAATTCTGCAATCTTTGCTGCCGCGAACGCTCCGATTAGGGCTGCGCCGAACGCTTCAACAATCGACTGATGATCAGCAAGAAAAGTTGCTACTTTTGCGATTAAATTAATCACTGTCGGAAGTCCTACCTCAATAACCCATTTCAACATCGGAAGAACGATGTTATTGTAAATCCATTCAAGAACATTTCCAATGGATTCCAGAATTGGTGCAAATGCACTTGTCAGATTACTGATAGATTCTAACAGCGGATAGAAATCTAAGTTTGCCGCCCACGTTGCCGTATCTGCGGCAATCCTCTCAATGAACTGCATAACCACCACAAGAGCATCTGCGATGTTCTGTATAATCTGCGTTCCGACATTGTTCTTATTCCACGCATCGGCAAAACCGGATGCAATATTTCCGATAGTTTTAAGCACGTTTTGAGCAATCCTCAGCATGGTTGTAAGCATTGTTGTACCCGTGCCATTCGTCCAGACTTCTACAAGGCTTTTGCCTACACTCTTGGCAAGCTTCGCAATTCCCGACAAAGCAATGCTTGCTGCGTCAATGGTGTTCTTGCCCTCTTTTTTCCATGCGTCCTGAAAAGGCTTCCAAAGTTTTTTAAACAAATTTGCAAGTTTCTTTGCCGAATCACTAATCTTATCAAGAACCGTCTCGCCCTCTGCTACCTTTCCGTAATCAACATTTTGAACAGCGCCTTTCATTTGATTCAAAAGGCCGCCAGTTGCGCTCGGCGTTTTTGACGATGAATCTGTACTTTTGTCCGTTGAATAATTATTTATTTCATCCAAAGGACTGAGGTATCCCTTTGCTGCCTTAGTGGCTTTCTTAGTTGCATCCGCTGTGTCATTTGTTGCGCCTGCCAGCTTTTCAGCATTATCGGCAGCTTCTCCGTATTGATCGGCTGTGTCGGCTATTGCATCCGTTCCGGCAAGGCCTGCACCACTCGCGCCTGTTTGTCCAGAAGACTTCTTTCCGGTAATCAATTCCGTAAAACTTTTGAAAGCATTTGCCAGAGTTGCCAATTTACCAAGCAGGATATTAATTACTTTCAGAACAGGCGTGAAAATATTAATCAAACCCTGTCCGACTGTTGCCTTGAGAGATTGCAGTTGCAACTGCATCACTCGCACCTGGTTCGCCCAGTTGCCAGATGTACGGATAAAGTCACCTGAAGCCGCAGATAATTGATTCTGCACAAAAGCCAGACGGAGAGCCACTTTCTCCTGTTCGGTCATGGCGGATGTGGTTTTCCCGTATCCATTAGCCAGTGCATACTGATCAAGTGCCGACTGAGTCATTACCACGCCGAGATCCTTGAGTGTTTCCGTTTCGCCCGTAAACACTGATTTCAGCTTGATATAAGCTAAGTCCTGACTGATGTTATAGAATGATGCTACGTCACCGGTCAGCTGTGTCAGAGCCGTTGACATATCGTAAGCCTGCGCTTCAGAGAAACCAAACGACTTAGACATTGCCCCGAACGTTCCGACATACTGTTTTGCCATGGTCTCAGATAATCCGGCTGAGTTCATGGCGCTCTTTGCAAATTCATTGACCTTATCCGACATTGTGGTAAATGTAACATCAACCACGTTCTGAACTTCCGCCAGATCAGAGCCGAGTTCCAGGCATTCTTTGCCAAACTGAATCAGTTTTCCAAACGCAAATGCACTGCCGATAAGGATACCAATTCTTTTTACTATTGTACCGAGACTCTCAAATTGTCGTCCAAGAAGATTCACATTTCTGCCAGTCCTTGGTATCGTAGTATTTGCTTCATTAAAACCTCTGGACAAACTTGAACCGACATTATCTGCTGAAGACTCCAAATCACTTATAGAATCTTCCACTCCTCTGGTCCGCTGCTGCAAAGAGGAAAAAGAATCATTTAACTGCTCAATTCCTTCGTTGAGTACAGAATCTATTTTTTGACTAATTCCTTTTACAGATTCAGCCAAGTCTTTGAACGCTGCTTGCACCTCATTTATACCTGACGATATACCGCTTGTATCAAGATGGGTATCAATGATAATTGAGCCATCAGCAGCCATGTGTCCACCTCCTAACTATTTGAGGTTCAACATCTCATTCAGCTTATCTTTATAAGCTTGCTCCTCGTCGCTGAGACGTGTTTTTATATCAATGATGTTTTTATTTTCCTGATAGAATTTCTTTTCCCACTTATCTAGTTTTTCACCCTTTGCTTTTTTTGAACGGATTCCAACAACCGTGTTAAACAGGCATTCGCCAGATTCCATGAAGTATCCGAAGAACGTCCACCAGTGCATATAAGACACTGCTCTGATTTCTTTGCCGGCAACCTTGTTTACCGCCGGAACGATCATATCTCCATCCTGCTCCCAGTCCATCAAGCGGGGTTTTGGCTTATTCGGACTATCATCAATTTGACCGCAGTCGATAAACTCGCAGGCTTTCTGACAAGCTTCTGTAAGATGTTCTGGGGGTATACTTTGCCAGTCCTCAAATAGAATCTGTAACATAACAATAGCTTTCGCTTGTTCGTCCAATTCCGGGTCATTCATGGCAACCAGAATATCAATAATTACTCGAAAATCTGTCCTGATAGAAAAATCCACCCCACTGATATTTAGTGAGGTGGGTAACTCATAGGCGGTCATTTTGTATACTTCTCCGTGTACTTATTGGCCACTTCCTGCATTTTTTTCTTTCTCTTTTCAATTTCCGGAGCGAGTGCTTCATTGATTTTGTCCAGAACAATATAGGCGAACACCTGACCATTTCCAAACACAGTTGTTGCTGTAATTGGTTCTTTGAATAAATCCTTAGATGCTTCGTATCCGAGCATATAATTGATTTTGTCCTCAATCTGTTTATTGATCTCCGCCATCTCTTTACCAGAGGAAACCTTTTTAACAGATTCCTGAGCCTGTTCAAAGAAAGTTTCCAGTTCTTCCGCTCTTGCCGCAACGTTAATGTCGGTAGGATTCAGTTTGAATGAGGAGAACACTTCGCCCTGCTTATTTGTGAATGTAAAAATAAGAAATCCATCATCAATGCTTGTATTAATTGTCTTTGCCATTTTCTACGCCCTCCTAAAAAATTATTCGCTGTCAGCTGTGAATGAGCCGGAAGTAATGTCAAATTTACCTTTGACGCGCTCTCCAACGTAATTAACTGTGAACGGAATCTGATAGCCGGACGTATCACCGCCGTAGCTTGTTGGAACAACATAGCATTCCTGCTGGTATGCTTCATACTTGCCTGCTGTGGCTTCTGTCCAGAGATGAACCTCAACTGCTTTTGTTTTGAGGTTGTCGTCTTTGAGACGCCCATCTACGATCTTCTGTAATGCTGTGAACAGATCGGAAGTAGTGTCTGCATAGAACGGATCAGCGTCAGAAGAAACTTCATAGCCGTTATGCTTAAATGTGGATTCTCCAAGAATGTTTTTAGACGTTTCGGTATCCGGGTTGAGTTCGATGTTGTACTCTTCCAGGTCCTTTCCAAGACGTTCAAACTTTGGTGTCAGTCCTCCGCAAAGAGAACCGGCATCAATGTAATGAGCCATATATTTACGGTCAATTTTTCCTGTAACTGCCATAGAAATGTCCTTTCTGCCTATAACTTTTAAAAGGCTGTGTAGGTTAGCGACTATCTCCAATTGATAGCCGGTTGTTACTTGTTAGATTACTTCATAAGTGTTTTCGTAGCGCACTGACAATGGCAATAGCCAGTCCTGTACGCCACTCTCCTGCGGCTCTAATCCGTAGGAATTATCACGAGTGATACGTTTTATTACTCTTCCTTGCGAAAGCTCTGGAAACGCATTTAAGCGCGTCTCAGAGCCGTTTATAATAACTGGTTCTCGACATATCCATTTACCGAGATTATCCAAAAATTTCTGAACAGATAACTTCTGCCGTTCCTTGTCGGATGCTGTTCGGTACACTACATAAAATGGGTACTGGCATACCTGATGCATTACTCCGCAAACATCTTCTTTTTCCGAATAGATCAAGGCGCCGTTATCTGCTGAGAACGCAATTCCTGATTCCTTTCCTAACTCTTCGAATTTGATTGTTTCATTTTCGTATAGCCCTGGATACTGGTTCAGAAGTGCTTTCATAGCATCTGTCAGAATCTCATATCCGGTTGCATCTTTTCCGATAGGTTTATCCGCCATGTCTACCACCTCCTGCCTGTGCTTTTACTTTACGTATCCATGTAGCTCCATATTGTCGTTTAGCGGCATCGAACCATTCAGCTTGTGCCCGTGGGTGTGCCTGTTTGGTGTATTCAAGATTTTCCTTTGCGACTGTCTGACCAGAAAACTGGCTAACAAGGACTTTCTTCGCTCCACGTCTTGCGTAAGGGCTTCCGGTTGATTCGTCAACCATTCCTTTTCCCTCATACAAAAAACGTCCATAAGGTGCCGCCGCTGCGCATACTTTCCCAGTTCCTTGCAAGGATGTACTCTCAACTCTTGTTCGATTGATAAAGTCCCCTGTAATCATCGGCATAAACGGTACCATACTATCCATGACCATCCCGTCAAGGAGATACTGAGCTTCTTGATACTGTCTGGAGAACCTGTCCATATTCAGCTTTATTTTCATATCTCCGTCAACTACAGAGAACCCTTTAAAATGATGAATTTTACTCATATTACTTACCTAGAATTTCAAAATGCGGAATCAGTGTATATGGACCACCTACACTGGTAATCTTGAACACGTTATCCTTGTTCTCGTTCATGTACTGATAGAATCCATTTCGATAATCACTGTCAGTTATCGTTCCACCAGTCCACTCACCCTCCCAGAAGAACGATTCATCTGAGAATGTAATAGTATCCTCCAGAGCGTTGTTAATCTGCTGTTTCCACTCTTTAGACGGCACATATGGGAGAATCTTACCATTCCTGTCAGCAATGGTTATATCGCCGTTCTGGACAGTATAACGGATGTGTAACTGTGCGTTGTCAGTTACGTCTGGTCCGTACTTTTTGAGGATTGCTCCCTTGTCCGTAATGAGGTCAACGCCGAATAAAACATGAGGATACCAGTACGCATCTCCAGTTGTTTTGCTTTCATAATAGTTGAAAACTGTTACCGTTTTGCTATACATGATATCCTCTCCTTAATTATTCTTTCTGCACTGCCTGCTTAATAACCTGATTCACACCAGTAGCCGACAATCCGTTAAACATACCGACTGCAACTGCCGTGATATAATCCGTTGCCGGGAAATCCGGGATAATTCCCATTCCGACCGCTCCGAGAATTCCACCAATAACCGCCATGATTACTGGAATCCATTCATCAGAGATTCTTTTTGATGCTTTGCAGCCCATTCCTACGATGTAGCAGATCATAACGATTGCTATACATGAGCCTAATGTTGAAATGTCCATTATTCAACTACCTCCCAATCATGCGATGCAACATTAGAAAACGTATACGCCACATTATCAGTCTCTCTGATATCCAGCACTTTACCGTCCTTACAATGCATTTTGATCGTATTGTCTTCCCATGCCCAATATCCGCTCCAAGATGGGAGCTTAATTTTTTTGCCATTTAAAAGCTGAAACCATGCTTCTCTAAAACTCATATCTATCACACTCCTGCATATAAAATTGGTATCCCATCATCCGTCCTTACCCCCATCAACAATGGTAAAGCTGTCTTAAGAAGTAAGTCATTCGTTTTCTGTACATCTCCGGCGGCGGCATACACTGCGCTCCATTCCTTTGCACTTGCTCCAATCTGCTGAGGCGTGGCGTAGGAAATGGATTCACTGCCGGAAGATACAGAGGTTACAATGCCTGTAGTGCTACCACCGGACCCGGCTGTGGTTGATGCTCCACTAGCGGCGGCATTGGCAGCATTCTTTTCAGCAAGCTCAATCTGATACATTAATTCAGCCAATGAACAGACCGCCTTTTTGATGCGCTTCTGTGAGCGTTCGTTTTTCGGCAGTCCGTCCACCAACCTGTCAAATGTCATTGTATCTACAAAATCACTGGCTTTTTCCACCAGACGTGAAAAGTCGGTTTCCGGCACGACATTGCCGAATGATTCTGTGTAGAACTTATAATCTGCATAAGCCATGCCAGTTACCTCCTACGATCATCATTTTGCTGTTACAGTCGCATGTCCGGCACTCAACGCCTTATAAGTACTGTCACATTCAACCACTGTGATTACCTGTCCTGCTGTTGCGGTAATGTCAGATTTTCCATCCCACGCGCTCCAGTTCTTCACGTTCTGTCCGTACTCTACGGAAGTCTCAGATGATGCAACTTTGTATTTATATACATTTCCTGCGCTTACTTTTGCCGGAGTGACAGTCACTTTTGTATCTCCACTCTTACTTCCTGCTGTGGAGTTTACAGTGAGAGTTCCAAGTGTCTGAGTTGCGTTGATGGTTCCGACAGCAATAGCATCAATGTACTCTGCAAAGAGGGTAAGTCCCATGATTGCAAATGCTTCGGATACTGCTGTGTGGTAGTTACCCTGTGTGTGGAATCCGATTAGATTTGTCTCACCAGATACAGTGTATACAAGTCCTGCCCTTGCGAAATCGGACTCGTTCGGATCCACGTAATAAAGAACGATGTTCTCAACAGGTGTAGCGATAACCTGTCCTCTTGGGATTTCGCTTTCAGATAACAGGAAGATTGTATTGAATCCCAAGAAGTCTTTCATATACTGGAACCCGAACTGGTTCTGAATAGTGATATCAGCTGCACCGATATACTCATACACATCCAGGATATTTACAAATCCAACAGCACCAGTCACATTTCTGTGCATCTGCTTGAATTTGTTTTCTACACGACCCTTAGCCATTGCCAGAGCCATCTGGAAAGTGGTTTCTGTAAATGAGAGAGTACCTGTTTTCAAATAGTTGTAAAATCTTTCAGTAACATTGGTCTGAAGCTGGAAAAGGAATTCATCATCAGTCATTTGAACAGCGTTCTCATAACCGTGATCCTTGATTGCTTCGATAGATACAGCCTTTGCGTACTTCTCAATACTCATTTCTGCATAAGGCTTCTCTTTTACAGTGAATTTGCTGTAAGGGATTTCTTCACCCTCTTTAACATTTCCATCCTGCAATGTGCCTTCTGCGTATTTTGATTTAAGAACCGCTCCGGGTGTCTTTTTGATTGGACGCATGATACCGAGAATCTCGCGTAAGTGTTCCCAGTTTCTTTCGAATCTGGTTACAAAGTCAATCTCACGTGCTGTGACCTGAATATCATTTGTCATAACAAGATTAGCTTTTGCTGCCATATAAAAAATCCTTTCTACCCATAACTATTAAGGTATTGGGTTAGCGGCTATACTCTGGTGTATAGTCGGTGAAAAAAATCACTGGAACAACTGGATATTCTGAGCAATTGCAGCCTGTCTCTCGGACGGGTCTTTGATTGCTTCAATATCCTTCTTTGTCATGTTTCCCGGTGTCTTCTGCTGCCCAACATGTGTTGTAAATCTTGCCTGATTCTGCTGAGCCTGCTGCTGAAATTCATCCACAAAAGCGGATGCGTCAGACTGTTTCATCTGCTCAATCAGATCATTCAGTCCAAGGATTTTACCGTCTTTCAGTTTCAATCCTGCTTCCTTGATGTCTGCCATAACAGACTTCTTTGCAGCCTCACTGGAAAATTTAACATCATCAAGTGCTGTTTTAAGTGCATCTGAAAAATCGCGGTCATAGATCTTTGCGTTGAATTCTTTCTCTGCGTCCTCCGCTTTTTTCTTCCATCCAGCAAGCTCTGTCTGAATGTTCGCCGGGCCGATACCATCAAAGCCTTTTAAGGTTTCCTCTGCTGTCTCAGCACGTTCTTTCCAGTCATCACGTTCGCCCTCGACTTTTGACAGAGTTTTCGCTACTTCTTTAGCATTCTTGTAATGCTCAGAGAGTGCTTTCTTCACATCTGCCTGTTTATCTTCCGGGATTTCAATTCCAAATGATTTAAGTGTGTCAATAAGTTTCTGCATAACATCCTCCTGGTCGTGTTTATTGACCTGCCGCCGCAGGTAAATGGATTAAGCCAGTTAGACCACTGGCAGGGTAATTGGAAAGGCAGGAATCGAACCTGCGACCTCACATTTACAGTGCGATCTGCCACTGAGCTACATTCCACGCCGCCTTTAACGACCAGTTGACAGTGCAACTGAGTTGATTTTCACCAGAAGGGCCTCAGTATGCTTTTTAGGTTCGTCAACCTTTAGGATTTTTACAGCAATAACCTTTTTAGTATCATGATGTTGTGACTCAGCCAAATCATAGACCGCCTGCAAACAAACAGCATAATTTTAACCGAATCAAAGTGGAACGCCCGGAATCGAACCGGAACCCAGGGCGCGACCCTGTCAGTCTACCATTAACGTACATTCCACATAACCCGGATCCCCGGGTTAGCAAGGTATTTAACGTGTTATGTCTACCACGAGTTGTTTCGGATATTTATTTCTTTTTTTAAGAAAAGTATGAATAACAAAAACCTTAATCAAGGAGGTATGCCATCTTGCGTGCCAGACGGCAAATACGCACGACAGGACTCGAACCTGTTTAACTTTCCGTTAAAGCGTGCGCACCAGCTACTAAATTAAAGAAAGGAGGATTAAAACGAAAATGTCAAAACAACCGTTGTGCTTCCTGCTGCACAATTACATTATAACAGATTTATTTTAACTACCTCTCTACCACTTTTTGCGTTTTTAGAGCATATCGCGAAGTTTTTCCACGTATCTCTTGACAAGATCACGTTCCTCCCGACACTCTGCATCCTTGGACATATCGCTCATTTCTGTTGTAAGTTCGTCCAGATGTTCTTCCAGAGCGGCAAGCATCTTCCTCTTGCAGTCTTCAGATTTGCCGGAACGATAGCTCTGTTTCTGCGTCATGTAATCGTCATAAGCATCTCGTCCATCAGAACGGCTGTAATGCCCTCTGACGTAATGCTCGCCCCGTCTGGCATAAGAATTACCCCTGTCGTAATCTGGCATCATTCTGCCATCATTTGAGCTGTATCTCCCCATGCTATCACGCTTTCTTCCGCGTTCACTGTAATCGTCATTGTATCCGCCACCACGCATCTCATCAAGAACAGTGTTGTAATATTCCACTTTCTTGTCCCAGTACTGCGTATTCTTGATATCTTTGTACATATCAATCAGTTTGTATGTCATTTCCAGATTTCCAGTGGTCAGCCCATTGTCAGCGATTTTGGAAAGTTCATCTTCGATTCTTGCGCATAAGTCTTTAATATCTCTCATAATCACACCTCCTACGCTTCTCTGGTCACAACAATGTTTGCATTTGCAACAGAAACAGCCTGATTGCTTGTATTCTCTACTGCGATGTTAACGCAACATCCACGAGGTACATCAATATAAATGCCAGAGGACACATTATTATACTGGTCTACTGCTGCCGGTGTGGAAATCATCTGTGAAGAAAGAACCGGCTCACCAGAGATTGCAATAGCCAGAGAAATAGCTCCGACAGTACCGCCTGTTGGAATTGCGATATTGCCAGAAAAATCCACAAAAAATCTTGCTTTACACTGGTTAGTAAGCCCTCTCAGTGTAATAATTCCGCTTCCCTCTCTGTGCTGAATACAGTTAGAACCTTTAACTGCTGTGTTTGAAAATACTACGTTTCCATTTGCTGCTACAGTCTGAGCAGCTACATTTGTAAATTCTGCCATAAAAATACTCCTTTCATATCACAAAAGGACAGGTCTCAGCCTGCCCCTCTGTGTAATACGGCATAAGCCGACATCCGAATTAATCGAAAGATACTCTCGATATGAAGTTATCAGCAATTACATCCAGTGCTGCATCCGCATCCGTAATATGTATTCGGATTAGGAACCTGATATGCCGGAATCGGCGCCGGATTAATCGCATTAATGAGCTGCTGTGTCTGTGAAGCCATTGCAGTTGTGAGAAGTGCGCTCTGGCGGTCCTGAGAAGCAGCACGTCTGAGATCATTGTTTTCAGCCTGCAGGTTAGAAATCTTTTCATTGCAAAGATAATCAAGAATGGCTCTTGTTCCAGCGTTCTGGCTGTCAATAATGTCTCTTGTGTTGCTGTTCATGGTGTTCTGTAATGCACAAGTGTTGGTGGCCATATCGTATCTGATCTGTGCCTGTCCCGCTCTGTTATCGCAGCAACACTGAGCTAACTGAGCCTGCAAAGCGTTGGTGTTCTGCATATTTGCTACAGTGTCAGCGTTAATAGCCTGCTGGATACCGAAACCAGTCTGCATGATGTTGGTGTTGATTCCATTAAATCCGGTAAGCATACCGTTATTCATGGCATAGAAGCCATCACAGAGGCCGTTGTTGATTCCGTCAAGCTTGCTGATCACAGCGGAATTGTCGAATCCTCTCTGAATATCCGCCTGAGTAGCTGCTGTGGCTACATATCCGCCACCGTTTCCATTATTGCCCCATCCGTTGTTTCCCCATCCGAAGAAAGCAAAAATGAATAAAACAATAATCCACCAGCTACCATCTCCGCCAAACATACCGTCATTATTTCTACTGTTTCCAGTAGCAGCGGCAATATCTGCTAAGCTATAATTTCCATCCATAATATAATCTCCTTTTTGTGTATTTACATCAATCTGGCCAGATTGTAATGTACTATTTCATTCCTTTCAACATATGCTGGAATTGTCCTGCCATCTGTTGAACTTGATTGAGCTGCTGTTGAGAAATCTTTCCAGACTGTAACATCTTCTCAACTTCTGCTTTCGGATCTCCCTTAAAATTCTGCTTAAACTGCATAAACTGCTGTATCATCTGCATTGGTCCGTTTCCCTGCGGCATTCCACCACCGAGGGCGTTAAATAATGGATTACTCATCTGCATTTCCTCCCTTGATTGCTGATTCCTGTACGGTATTAGCCCTAACAGGTTCAGAAAATGAATTTAATCGGTTTATAATAGCTTCGTATTTGCCTTTCAAATCATCGTATTCCTGTCGAGTAACATATTTACTGTCCATGTTCTGAACAGGCTGTTTAGGAGGTATCTGAGAGCCTATCTCGTGGTATTCAAATGTCCGCAGTGGCTGTGGCATACCGGATACATCTGTGGATTTTATGTAGAACTTTTCACTCTCTGAATCCATCAGTAAAACGCTTGTCCCAGGTGCTACCAGATAGGATTTTGCGCCGACTTCGCCGGATACCCACAGGATACCGCTATTATTCTGCTGTGGTTGCTGTACTGGTTGAGCTGGAATCTGGACAGGCTGTTGCTGGAACTGATTCATCTGCCCAGGAACGCCAAAACTATATTGATAAGGATTGTTATATAACGCCATCTTATACACCGCCTTTCTGATTATATTTTTGCACAGAAATATTAATCTAAGAAGTTCAAAAAAGTGTCAAAAAAGTATTGACTTATCACCCATTGAGTGATATTATAATATCAGAAACAAGGAAGAACAAAAATCAAGGAGGAAACAGAAATAAAAAAATTCGAATTGAAACAGGTAGCCCGGAACAATTCCGAAAACTTCGGATGTGCCAAAGTCACAGCAGATTGGCTGTGTGGCGCAGAATCCCAGAAAGATGATTTTATAAAATCTCTGGGAAAGGACTGGGTGAGAATCCCGGCGGAACTTGTTGACGAGACCGCCGAGCAGAATTTTATTTCATATGCTCGGGCGTATTAAGAGGTAAAACAATATGAACATCAAAGAAATTAGATTAATTTCTGGATTAAGTCAGCAGGCTTTTTCCGATAAGTACAAAATTCCCAAAAGGACAATTGAAAACTGGGAGGGTGGTAAAAGAAATCCGCCTGATTATGTTGTTACTTTGTTAGAAAGAGTTGTGTTAGAAGATTGCGAAGTAAAATAGGAGGCGTGTAAAATGATTAAGAGAGTAAAACTTGAAACCATTTACAAAATGGCTAAAGAAGATAACGAGAAAATAGAAGAATGCAAAACTTTCCCAGACGGATGGGATGAAAAAGTCTACGATTATTATAACAAATTGTCGAAAGAATCTTCCGACGTTGAAATGTTCATGGAATTTCTGGGCGGCGAAGATTCGCCGTTAGAAATGGCGTACGCATACAGAAGAAACATGTATATCATGCTGTACACAATGAATGCAACAGATACGTTGGCATTTGTGGATAGCGAATATGATATATTTTACATCGTATCAAAAGACGGTGATGAGTATAATAGTTGGGAATGGTGCTTTACAAACAATATTGACCCGATCAAATACAGGGGTGACGATGGAGACGAACCGGTACCGGAGTGGCTCATAAAAAAATATGAAGAACAGATAAGGGAGGAAAAGAAAAAATAAGGTACAGTAGGATAAAATTTAACTTTCAAATCACTTTTATATGTGGTATAATATAGTAGAGTTTAGTAGTCCCATATTGGAATGTAAAAAGTATTATAAAATTTTACATTATTTAAAGTAGAACCATATTGGAACGTAAAAATAAGGAGGATTACAGCAAGCTCACAACTGTTTTGGAAAGACGCAAAATAAGCCCCTGAGAGATAACCCCGGGGGCTTTTATTGTCGTCTTAACACACTTTAATTATTTTATTGTTCACCCTCCGGCTTAATCGTTTCGCCGTGGATATACTCACATTCATCTGTTCGGCGCAGTATTCGAGCGTATATTCCTTGCATCTCAATCGGAACAATCTTTCTTCGTCCGGTGTGAAATTACACTCTATCAGGAATCTGTCTATATCTTTCTTCGTGAACACATATAATTTCATGAGCATACCCCTTACTAATGCTAACGCTGATTCTGCGCAAGATACTCCGTGAGCTTCTGTTTTGTTTTTTTTAATTCCTCAACATTATTCCCACTGATCTGACTATCCAACATGGTTGATAGCACTTCCAAAATCAATGAATCACGTTCCGCAATTCTCTGAAGACTCTCGTAATCTCGCTTATCATGTTCTTCCAGTGTCTCAACTCGCTTGTTGAGTCGAAATGCCGGAGTAATCCACTTAAAGATTACAGCCGCCGCCCCTCCGACAATAGACACCCCTCCACAGATAGAGAGGAAAATCTGTACAAATTCTGATATGCTCATTTAACTACTCCTTTTCCCAGTAATATACCGGGACTTCATTACCACTATCCCATGTATCGAAATATTTGCCCTCTTGTACCGTCACTACATGACCATCTATGCAGAGAATATACGTACCTGTCGGATGGTCTGTGCAAAAGTCGCTGACTGTATAGATATACCGTTCTGATTGCTCAATTAGTTTGCGTCTGTATCCATGCTTGTAGAGATACGCTCCCCAGACATAATTTGCACTTGGCATATCTGACAGAGCACACGCCTGTATCATTAATCCGGTGAATACCGTTTCCCAATCAAAGCCGGTTGCTTTACATATCGCCCGGACAGCACAATCTCCGACTCGATTACCGGCAGGATTCGGATTGTAATATTCCCATCTATCCATCAGTCAATCCCCTTTGCTGTTTTATATCTCTTTGCCGCTCCTCTGGATTTTGCAGCATTCTGGCGGTTCCACTTCGCTATCATAAGTCGGTCTTGCAGCTCTCTCAGGTCGTTCTGCTTGCAGTAGTCCTTATATGCAGCATTTTGTTTCTGGAGAAGAAAAGACTTCCGGTCAAGGTCTTGCTGTAATGCGAATTTCGCCTGTTCGTCCTTGCAGTTATCAACCGCCGCTTGCATTCCAAGGACTTCACGCTTTGTTTTGCGGATTCTTCGCTCATAAGTGCGCTGTCGCTGTTCTTTTTCGTACTGTTTACCTTTGTTGGCTTTATCCTGCGCTGATAGTTCTGTATAGGGATTAAATTCTCCATCACTGGCTCCAAAACTATGCCGACAGTTGACCCCTGACAGTCCGCTTGCCATTCCATATCCGGTCAATGAGAACGGCGGAAATTTCTTGCTCTTGCCAGAACGAGAGTATATCTTGCCTTGCCACCATGAGTGATTTCCGGGATTCTGACCGCCATCACCTGTTCTGGCTCCTATGTGTGCGCTGACCAGAATTAAATCCCAGTCCATTTCTTCCATGCGTTTTAGGGATATATCTCCGGTGGCCTGTGCCACACCAGTTCTGACAGAACGTGCTACTGCTGTTTCAATCGTGTCTTTTCTGCCGGATGGATATGTGACCGTAACACCATCACTCACAACGTTATTAACCGCCTCTTTGATGGCTTGCGTATAGCCAACTGCTCCAGTCATCACATGGTTATATGCAAGGTCACATTGTTCGATATAGAGTCTCTGAGCGGCACTTGCAGTCGTTCTTGTGAAGTTCTTCCACTCTCCCATAGTCGCAAGCATATTCCGCTCCATGAGCCTTATCATAGCTGGCGACTGTTCGAGCGGTACAGGGCTTAATCCTGCTGCCTTGTATATCTTGTCATCATAATCGAGAGCAGTGATACCGGCATCCTCAAACACTTCAAGAAGTTCCTGTTGTTCACGTTTGGTGTATCTGGATAATTCTGCCAGAACGTCCTCTAACAGTTCACCGGATTCCTGTAGTGTTCTAATTCTCCACGCATCGGCATTGGTCAGAATATAATCCTCACCTCTGCCGATTCTTGCCATCATTCGAGATACAATCTCAGATATAATATACTGGTGTAACTCTTCGGCAATCTGCTCACTGCCCTCTGTTATTCTGCGCAAATACTCTGGACTAAGCATAATTATTCCTCATCACCGAACAAAGTCGGTTCTTTTGGCTGTGCTTCTTCAACCATCGCCTTAGCTTCTTCCTCGGTCATTCCCTCGAATTTCACGAAATACATCCAAGCCGGTACTTTATTCGTAGTAACATACTGCCACCATCTTGCACGGTCGTTTTCACGCACATATAGGATGTCTCCGAAATCATAATTGACTTCATAAACCCCAACAGGTGCAAGCCCGTACAGGTCAGCGTAAACGTTCAATGCGTAGATTACTTCGTCCAGACAGGATTCCAGTTTATCTCGAACATCTTTAATGAATTGCACTGTCCTCTGCTGTTCCGCTTCTACTCCTGTAGCCGTCTGAATGCCGCTAGATTCGTTGAATACAAAGTACCCGTTGGAAAATCCAATCTTGTACCCTAACTGGCTTAAAATGGCGTTTATACCGCTTATACGGGTATCTGTGTTGAGGACCGGATTGATTTCTTGATAAAACTCTTTTTCATCCTGTCCGAATACGTTTTTCACATAATCTGGTAAGCTCATTTCTGAGCATCTGTGTTCCATTGCCTGTGGTGTCATAGCGGAGACAGGCGAGCCACTCGGCATCAACAATCTGTCATCTGCCAGAACAGTCCGCTTAGAATCAAGGATTTCTTTTGCATTTCGGCTGTATGCAATGTCGAGGTCTTTCAATTCTTCAATGGCTTCGGCAAATATTGGTAAGCCCAGTGGCGTACTGATATCTACGTTATTCGCCTGTGGTGTCCGCAGCACTCCGTATAGAGTCCCGTCCAGCTTCTCACCGTTCATTTTGAGAATCGGCGGTGTATCTGCCATAAGATCAGCCCATTTGGTCTGTTTAAGGTCAATCTTGTCACCGATTGACTGAGGAGATTTCGACACATAAGCCCTGTTTGAAACATAATACGGATAGGTTGTCACGCCATTCACGGTAGTCTCAACAAACCTATGATATTCAAGCCTCGTGTAATATTTCCGTCCAACAGTATAAGAATCCTTAAATATAATTCCTTTGATTTCCTGATTGTCGTAATCCACGATCATCACATCTGCCGGAGTAAATACGTCGAGGCTCTCGCCGTTTGGCTTAATAAACACCGTTCCATAAGCACAGCCATATTCTACCCAGTGCCGAATCTGGAAGTATACTTTGTCAATCTGCTCCTGCAACCATGTTGCCCTTGCGGAACCATCTATCTGAATGCCGATCGCCAGGGTTGTGAGCCGGGCTGTCTCAGAACACACAGATTTAGCAAAATTAATCGTCTTGATATTATTCTTGTCATCTAACCATTCCGGTACGCCCCTGTAAATGTTCGCGCACCGGTTAATCAGCGATTCCATTTCCGGAAATTCTGCTGCCTGGATATTAAAATCCTCTTCGGCTTGTTTTTTGAAAATCATGTTAAACCACCTTTTTAGTGTTGTTATAAGTCCCATTTAATCTACCTTTTAAAATCCATCCATCTTACAGAAGTATCTCGCACAATAATGTCTTCATATTCTACAACTTTTAAGATTTCGTTAATGTCAGATAATCCATATATTTTTAAACCGACGCTTAAGAATTTATTTATTTTATCTGAAAAGTACCTATCTAACATTTTATGCACTGTGCCCCCTTCTCATGGACAATGGACTGGTTGCGTATCTGAGAGAATCTATCCAGTGATCGTTGCCATCTGGATAATCCGCAATCACTTCTCCATTGCTATCTACTTCATGCTCATAATTGATAATTTCCTTGTATGCTCTAGGCGTTCTTGCCGGATCAATAACCAACGTTCGACACTGTAGCCACTCAAACGTATATTTGCGGCTTCCCGGTGTAACAATGGCTTTACGTGCTGGAAGCCCTGCATCTCGGAAGTCAATAATACTTTCTTCTTCATCAACTCCGCAAGATATTGAATAATCATCATATCCTTTTTTCTTTATCTGGTTAGCCATTTCCTTGTTTCTTATCTTGGAGCCTCCAAGCTCGTCTAATAAAAAAACTTTTTCCTGATTAGGAACATAAGCCACACGGATAAATGCTTTCGGATCTGGATACCATCCCCAGTCCTGACCCTGATAGATACTTTGATACTTCTGGATTTCTTCATCTAGAATCGTTCGGATTTCTAACAACTCGAAGATATTTGTACCAAGTCCGACAGGTAATCCAAGGTATTCATGCTGATAGGCTCTTGGATTTGTCTTTTTAAGATGTTCCGCATCATCAAGGAATTGTTGACCAAGCCATTCAACAGGAACTGATCTGTAATCACTCTTATGCCTGTAGCTGTCGTCTCGTGGCTCTTCTACATACACATTCGCCCAGTTGCTCCGGCTAATTGGCGGATTGAATGTCTTAAATACAATAAACTTACTGCCACCTCGAAGGACTGACTGCTGCACTGTACGAATTTCTTCAATGCCCGAAAATTCGTCAAGTTCCTCGAACCAGAGATACTTGAAATATCCCTTGCTTGCTTTAATAGATTTAGTCTTTTTCGCCTTGTCCAGTCCTCTGAATATGATTTTCTGTCCAGTAGGCTTGTAGGTATACTGCATAGGGCTTAAACTGCTATCCCACAGATCGTTTACTCCCAGTGCATCAATTCCCCATGCTATCTGTTCATACACAGATTCTCGGAGTGTATTTCCGACTTTACGGAAAATAACAGCATTCGAGAACACATCATTCTCTGCGTCCTGCATCATCAGGAAAGGAATCATTACACCCACAAAAGACGACTTCGTGGATCCACGCCCGCCGTACAGATCGTAATATGTATGTTTCTCATCCAGAATGTCCCAAAAGACTTCATAGAAAGCAGGAGCTATTATATCTTTCAGACTAATGGAATTATTATCCATCCTGTTTCTCCGGTCTTGGAATATTGTTTATGATTGTAATTCCACGAGAATCATTTTTATTTGTTTCTGCTTTTTCGAATCGCTTCATAAGTTCCCGCCCTGCTGCTATCCTTGTTTCAAGCGAAGCATCAAGGCCGAACTGATCCTTTACTTCGCCCCTTAAAACAGATGAATAGAATCGCTGAATCTCTGCAATATCCGCTATGCGTTCATCGTCAATTTGTTTTTGCCGCTCCTGTATATATGAGGATATAGACGGTTTTGACAGGTTTTCAGTTCCCATTTGTCTTGCTGATTGCTCGCTGTATCCGGCTCTCTTAGCCGCTTCTGTGGCATTTCCGCATTTTAAAAATTCATCTGCAAACGCTTTCTGCTTAGGCGTCAAATCCATCTAATCACCTCTGTCTATCCTCATTTTCTGACTGCCTCCCATATTTCTTTTAGGCACATGACCACATCATACTGGGATGCAGTTCGTAATATTTCATAATCACAATCTTTCCATTCTTTTCTTTTGGTCAAATGAAGTGTAGGCGTTGAGATTATGGTAAGAGTAATCAATCTTTCCTGTTCTTTGCTGTAAAATTGTGACGTTCCAATTTTTATAATTAATCCGGTGGATAATATAGCCTTTTGAAGTTTGCGCTGTATTGATTTTAGATTTGCCATATCATCACCTCATAAATTCAAAATAAAAATCCCCTAGCATAGCTATATTTATATACACTATAATACCATACTAGGGGTTGTGTACCTCTACACCACTTTTAGTTTTTTTTCAATTTTATAATCTTCCGGTCAATTTTGCCAAATGATAATATTCTGCCATAGTTTTGCGTTTATATCCATAGAAATCATTTTCAGATACCGGCATATCTCGGAATCGTTCCATTGTCCGGTATCCTATGCAGTTCACTATGCTGTCATAGATTTGTGTTTCTATGCCTGGCGCATATTTGATTGACACTTGCAGAAGATTGTACTTGTCATTCTCGTCAAGGTGTCTGAAATGACTTTGAAGTGCCGGTATATCATCCGGCGGCACTCCATAGTCGGTTAAAGTAGCTTTTCTAAGATTCATTTATTTCACCTTCTTCATTCAAACTCCAGTCACATGGCATGCCTCGAAAACATTCTGGACAGTGTTCGTAGAATCCGCAGCCTTTGCAATCCGCTGGCTGTCCAGTACAATATTGCTGTAATACGTGGTATGCTGATATAACAAGGTTTGGCGTTATGTCTGGTGTGGGTTTGTCTGACATAGTTATCGTTCCTCTCAAATTTGCTAATTTCAAATAAATATCCCGTCTGGTAAGGACATTTCCGCCCTTACCACATTGATTTTCGGATGAATTTCTCCATTAAAGAGTCCATCCAGTTTTTTGTGTGATTTTCACAGCTATCATCTTCCTCTATCAGGATACCTTTGCGGTCACACAGCCCGTTGTCGTTTTCAATACAAGTTTTGCATGTTTTATCTGCCATTTTCCTCACCCCAATCTAATTTCTGTCCGCACTTATTGCAATAAATATCCGCTTTATAAAGTCCCTCACTATTACAAGCTGGACAGTTACCTTTTTTCGTATAATATCTGCCACTAAAATCAAGAATAGTTCTCATATTATTTGGCTTCATTGGGGTCTGCTTTTCTAACGCTTTAACTGCTAATTCTAATGCTTCACGGTACTCAATAATTTCTGGCACATTCGACCAGACCCTTTTAGTTAAGCCGATACGTTCCTGTAAGATTTTAATTGCTTCTTCTGGTTTCATGTTAATCCTCACATTTATTCACATACTTTAAAATAATCTAAAACTTCACCGTTTTCTTTTTTGCCTTGCATATCTTCTGCCGCTTCTTCAACGGTATTAAATTTACAAGTACATATGTGTCCTTTTGTTAAATTTACAAAAGAATACGTACCATCTAATTTGTTCCTCATAATTGAGACTAATACACTATCCTTTTCTCTAATTACTAGATACACATTATTCATTTTCTAACTCCTCCAACTTATTCACAGCTTCCTCGTGGGTGAGAAATACTATTCTTCCAATATCTTCTAAACGGTAGCAACTTTCTCCCATATCTTCTTTGCCTATTGCGTCAAACCTTACAGCACGTTCATTTTTGCAACAGAGAAAATGAATTTCTGAAACAGTCATCGGAATAATCGGTTGCTTGGCTCCGGAATTCACTCTATAAACCGTGTCTCCAACCTTGCACGGTAATCTCACAAGCAAGCCATGTTCTTCTAACTCTTTGTAAGACTTTAATTCTTCCAACCATTTAGCAACTTGTCCGTATTTATCTGCACAATCATTACTACTGATAAAACTGTTAGGAATAATGATGGTATTTTTCTCTTTGTTTATTCTGTTCTTTCTCGCTACTTCTTTGATGTATTTAATAGCATTGTCAAGTGTTAATCTCTCCATCTACTTCACCTCACAAAAATATATTCTTTTCTTCGCACTTTTTCATACATTCTTCGCAAATAAAAATTGTTTTCGGATACCTAAAACAGCTATCATTAAGCATCGGATAATCCGGTTCATACGCTGTGGTTTTCCATTTGCCACAAACATTACACTTTTTCACAGTTTCGTTTATATTTATTGCCATCCATCATTCTCCCCCTGTAATCTCATCAATACACTGATTCCAGCCCTCCGCAAAGCCAGCATCAGATGTATTAGCCGGATAATCTCCATTGTCTTTTTCTGGCAAATCCATAAGCGGACACCAATCAGGTCTTGATTTGCTTTCGCAATCATAATGTTCTTCTGTCATCAGAATTGCATCATGATCTAAGCAGTCAGCTAATTCACACAACCCCTCGTATTCAAGATTTCCGCAGTATTCAGTTCCGAATTGGCAATCATAGCAATTCTCTGGTGTATTCATCACTAATACTGATTTGCTCATTCAACTCCACCACCTTTCACAATTTCAACCGTCGTTCGCATGGCATCCTCATACCCATCGTAGTATAGCTGTAGTCCACCAGCTTCCAGAATTTTGTCATTTGCTTCATCCGCCAGCTCCTCCAACTGCTCCACAACCTTATCCAGATCAAAAGCTGTCGGCTGCTTATTAACGCAATCAATAAACTCTTTCTGGTCAGAACTAATACTTGTGCCAATTTCCCAAATTTTGATGTATTTAATTAATTCGTCTGCATCAATCAGCCTCATATTCTTCACACTCCTCTGCATATTCATAACTGTCCTGCTTAGTACAGCAGATGCAGCACTCTGTTTCACCTTCCGGACAATCTAATTTACATTTTCCTATTAATATAGTCATCTTCCTTTTCAAAATAAATGTATCTGCTGTTTTTTCTTGACCGGCTCTGATGTATCAATGCAATATTTTACCTCAAGCAAAGCCTGCCAATATTTAAACTCTTTTAGTCTTACCTTGAATCTGGTGTAAGTTTTGTCATCCTTTTTGAAAATTGACATTTCCATGTTTAATCCTCCTTATATGGATTCGGGAATGGTTGCCAAGCAATAACAATACCGTTAAAAGTTGGGTGTGATAATTTCCATTCTCCGTCTTTTGTATATGCTGTTTCCGTCAAAATAGTTCCATCTGCATACTTTACTGTAACTATGACTTCGTACGATGTTCTCTCAAACATTGATTCAGACCATTTATTTGTCCCTTTGAATTTTGCAAATATAGAATCATGTTCTTCCGGAAGCCTTTCTGTGACCGGAATCCAGCTAGTAGATTTTAAATGCTCAATAGTTTTATCCTGTTTCTCTTTCGATTCGCAATGTATTACAATGTCATAAGTATCATCATATACACTAAATGCTCCGTCTTCGTTCTGAATAAATGTCATTAAATCGCTCATACTTCTACCTCACTATCCTCTGGCATCTGATAATCCACATGTCCGTTTATATATGCTTCCTGAATCATGTCCAGTACCTTCATGGCTTTTGCTTTGGTGGAATATTCTCCGAGCAAGCAGCACCAACCCATATCTCTTCTTGCACTTATTACTCCACCCGAAACTTCGATATCGGGTAAAAATTCAAGTGCAACTAAAACTTCCTTATTCTGACTTCTGATTAACATTTTGCGTCCTCCTTGCAATCCTCGATTGCGGCTATCTTATCCTCGTACATAGCGATTGCTTTTTTAAGTCTGCTGATTTCAACGTTATATATTTCTAAAAATTTATTTTTTACAAACTGATAATTCGGTACTGTCAGCGCAATGTACGGCGTTGAATGACCAGAAATTGTTCCGATATCTTCCTTTTTCACGTATCCGATGTAAATTCCTTCCGGAAACTGTGTTACTGCTTTGTACGTCTTTGGTTTTTCCATTACCTCGCATTCCTCAACTCTGATCTTGAAAATATAGTCTCCTAATGTTTTAGTTTCTGGATTGTATTCTCTGTTACTGTCTAAAATGTAGAAATATAATTTCATTTTGTGTCCTCCTTGTTTACTCTTTTATTCCATATTTCAACAGCTTCCTTCCAATCCCATGTGCCTGTGCAAAATTTTAATCCGCATTCGCAGCGAATACTTATCGGATAACCTCCACTGTCAGGGTCGTAAAAAAGACGGCTTCCAATCTCTTTCTGGGATATACATATCTTTGTCTGTATCTATCTCTTTTCCGCAAAACGGACACGGTTTTAATTTATCCATTTTTCATCCTCAATTTCTCATATAATTCAAAATATTCTTCCAATGTCTCAGGCAGTTTGATACAATCTGGCTCATAAGGCTTAGGATATACCGTATATCCACACTTCGGACATTTGATTTCAGGCGGATAGTATTCAACCCATTCCATGTTTCCGCCACATTTCCTACAACGAATGTATCTCTCTACTTTCTTTGGTTTCGTTTTGAAGAATGAAGTGTAATTATTTTTTTTTCATTTTCATCCTCACTTTCCCCATGTGAGCAACTGACACGCTATTGTGCAGTCCTCCATGATTTTATACTCCCATCTTCTTAACCAGATTCTTATTCATCTCGTCAAATCTTACATCTGTGTTCTCTTCGATGTCCTGTATCATGCTCAGAACGCTCATTTTTCCCTCATTTGCCATTTCAACGTACTTATTAGCAGTTCTTATCACATCAAGCAAACGCTTCGTAGAAAAGCCATATAAGCGTCTCAGAGCCATCATAGTTGTAACAGTATTGATCGTATTACTCCAATCCTCACCAACAGTAAAACCATCTTCATAGGCTTTCTGTTCCATGTCTTTAAGCTGACTCTGGCAGTTCTGCATAGCTCGCCCGAACGCCTGAGCTGCCTGATTAGGAGTCTGAATAGGAAATCTGGTCTTTTTCTTGACTTTTAACTTACTGCTCATTTTTCTCACGCTCCTTTCTCAGTTCTTTGGATTTGTTGTGCATTTTTTCAAGGTAATCAACGTAAGCGAACAACATATGATCCACGAAGCCGTTTTTCTGGTACTTCTCTGACACAATATGTGTCTGTTCTATCACCTGCGCCCAGTATTCATCACTTTCTTCGATTCCGGCAGTCTGGAGAACCAGTGCCGGGAAGTCAATCTGTAAAAATTTTATCGTATTCGGTATCTGCTCGTGCGTCACTCTCATGCTTATACACCCTTTTCTACCTCAAAACTCTGCTCAAGAAGTTGCTCGTTATCCTTGCTAAACGCCTTTATGTAGCTCTGTTTTATCGGTCTGATAAAATGTATTCCATTAGCGGATTTCGCCCGGGAAACAGCCACGTAGAACTGTCCAGGATCCCAACAGCAAGGATCAATATTAATCTTTTCAAATGTCTGTCCCTGTGATTTATGAATACTGATCGCCCAGGCAAGTTTTACCGGGAACTGAGAGAATGATCCAACTTTCTTACGGACAATCTTCTCTTTCACGATCTTCTGACCATCCTTTTCTTGTTCAGATTCCTCGATAACCTGTTTCTCAATGTCTTTATTGTATCTATATAAGCTAACTGTTTTGCCCTTATCAGTTTTGATAACCAGATAAGATTCTTCAAATTCTCCGTTTTCCACAATTTTCTGAATGATGCCAATCGTTCCATTAACGTAGTTTCCAGACAAATCATTGACTGTAATCATCACTTTTGCACCGATGTTAAGAATTAAGTCCTCTCTGGCAAATGCAATGTTCTTAATATCGGCAGATGTTAGCTCGCCGTCAACTGCTGCATGAAACACTTTTTCGGTCTTTTTATCCAACTTGCCAAGGAAAGTATTGTTAATTCTGTCAGCTTCTGCATTAGTGCCAACCAAGAACGGCGCTTCCGGTATAACTTTGTCTGATTCGTTGTTCTCCAGATATGCAATGGATTTTCTAATATTGTTGCCATATTTAATATCATTCAGCACATACTTAAATCCCTCATCATTCTGCCTGCATACCTCATCAAGTTTGATATATTCAAATCCCATTTCTTTCCAGTATTCAGACATGAAAGCATATCCATGTTCATACTTTCCACCCTTTCCATAATCAGATCCATACATCCGACAGAGAATTTTTCGATCGTCTGTCGTAATAACTGGCGGAAGCTGGTAGAAATCACCTATCACGATTAACTGAATGTCTTCTTTGTCCTCTCCGATCAGAAGTCTGTCAACTGCTCTCTCTTCATTCTCCGTGATAATTGTCTTTGCAATCATGTTAAATAAATCAAATCGGCACATGCTGATCTCGTCAATAATAAGAATATCCGCTTCCTTCAACAGTTCAGCTCTGGATTTCACTTTTTTCTTATAATCCTCAAACTTAATTGAGATATTTAACGCACGATGCACGGTGGTCGCTCCATACCCGATATTATCCGCAGCTATTCCAGTAGTGGCAGATACCAGAATGCTTTTACCAGCTTTTTCCGCCTCATCAATGAATGTCTGAATAACCGTTGTCTTGCCTGTTCCTGCATCACCTGTCAGAAAAACATTACTACCAGACAGCATCGTGTCTAATGCATATCTCTGCTTTTTATTGAGATCGTCTTTTTTCATTTTGTAACTACTCCTTGCAATAATTATGTCAACTAAATATTTTTGCAATATTCAATTAATTTTGTTATAATAAATCTAATTGTATATACTTTTTAATTTTGTAACCCATGTGTAACCGACTTTTTAAATCTATTGGTTACGCCAAAAACCCTTATTTTATGCGGGTTTCAGATGTATGTAACCGTGTAACCAATGTAACCAAGGTTTTCATATAGGAGAATCACTAGAGTATATGTTTTTTATACACTCTCAAACTTCCTCCTATAGGACGTTTTTTTTCGTGTTACAACGGTTACATGGTTACAAATTACGAAAACGGAACATTTGTTTCGGCATTAGTTGGCAGAAAACCAGTTTCAATAACTTCATTTTCTTGTTCATTTTCGAGACTTTTTATATCAATAATTTTTACTGCGATAAGCCTCATCACACTTCCTCCATCTCTTTTTAATACCGTGTCTCTCTTTCCTGTATGCTTAATTAGCTCTCGATTAATCGCCCAAGCTGAAAAGGCTTTCCTAGAGAATCCATTGTTTTTCAAAAGGTTTTCAAGAGGTTTCGGATAAAAGTATACATATACGTCTCCATACTCATCTGGAGTTTCCTTGAATCCCCATTGATCACAGCTGAATTGTGCATCAAAGTGTTGCCCGTACACAGAAAGACTTTCAAGAATGAATTCATAGCATCTCTGACCTTCTGATACATCTTTCTTGCGTGTAGGTATATCCACAACGTCCTCAACCGTCAGCTCACGTCCATCCTTAAATATGAAATCTGTAGCTAATTTGTCAGCCAGCAGAAGCGTAGATATAGCCATTACCTGTTTAGCTGGAAAGTCATATCCGTCAAAACCTTTCTCAATTTCGGCTTTCATTTCTTTCAGATCGTCCGATGTGAACTGCTTGAGATTCCCAACGAACACTCTTCCGGCAAAACCGTAGTTCTTTGTGACAATGCTGTTAATCTCTGCTGGATTCTCATAAATATCCTCACAGCACTCAATCTCAATAATTCTGTTGATTGCTCCTCCAGAATCCGCAAATTCAGAAATAGGGTTCTCGCCGTTACAAATAGTCACATTGCTCCACGTATTTTCCTTAGCTGCTCCGAGGTCCTTATTTGAACGTGCCTTTCCTTTACCGGAACAAAGATTGTAAATCAACGTTTCGTAATTATCCCGGATATACTGAGAAGCATTCTTCGAGTCGTCCAGAATCATCGGAAAGTTATTGAGCATATCTGCCCTGGTCTCTAATGATGTATCTGTTGACCGAAAATTTCCAACATAAGCTCCTGGTGCAGGATTTCCCCAAACCGATGCCGCTATATTGATCGTTACTGTCTTTCCGCCGCCCGTCTGCCCGTAGAAGTCTACGATGAACGGCAGTGCGTCAAACGGCTGTACAAGCACACTTGCAAAAGATGCCGCCAATGCTATTCGTGGTTCTAATCGTCCGCACGACCGTAGTTGCTTAGCTAGAGTCACCCACTTAAAGTAATCTCCACTTTCCTGTATACTCTGGAATAGTGTTTTAAAGCGGTATTCGCCATCAAAAACAATTGAAAGGTCGTAAGGTACAAATACATTGCCATGCCACCCTAACTTGCTCGTAGAGTGCTGTATGTCGATCATATCGGCATTGTACATTTCAACGTCCGCCAGATACTTTACAAGGAGTCTTGCGTTCTCTGAATTGACCTGCACCCCGAACCTTGCAAGATTAGTTATTGCTCTGGAAGTCACAATGTCAATTTTTGGAACAGTTATTTCTGTCCAATATCCATCCCTTTTAAAAGCCACCGTGATCTGTTCTTCACCTGTTTCAATGTTTTTCAGTCGACGTATCGGCATGATCGGGTGGTGACATACAAGTTCTCTTGCCTTAGATGTTTCGGAAGAAAAAATTCCGTTCTCTGTAGCTATCCAGCTGCCACACGCCATGTTAGGATATTCTTTATCAACAGAATCAGGATAAAAGTTTGTGATGTTTTCAACCAGCTGCATGGAACGATTTGCTTTTTCTTCTTTTTCCTTTTCCTGCTCTGCTTTTTGAAATTCCTTTATGAACTCTTCTGCTATATGCTTCGCTTTCACACTTTTTGCCCGGTCCATCAGCTTAAACTTGATTTCTGAGCGGTCAATTTTACTTTTTACTGAAAAAAGCTCTTCATACAACTGTTTTTCCATAAAGTCTTGCGCTTGTAAATTTCCAATATTTTCAAGAATTTTCCTCACCTCCTGACTTAACAGACAGCAATTCATGTCTGCTTTTTTCTTTCTCGAGATTAAACTGGCACATATACCACTCTTCTGAATCAGGAGGGAACGTTTTTAGTGCTGTTTCGTACATAAGTATGTTCTTTTCTACCTGCTCAAGCTCGTTTGGGACCTGAGCGGGATTGTACTTTTTTGTTTTAATATCCCGCATTTCATGCCTGATCTGGTTACGACTTTTACCTTTTTTAGAGATATAAGTACCGCCCAGCTCGATAAATGCGGTGCTAAAAGAAACGGATTCGTATTGCATTACGAAATCAAACACATCACCGCCGATTCCGCAGCCGAAACAGTAAAATGAATCATCGTAGATTTTACAGGACGCTGATTTTTCTTTATGAAAAGGGCAACATATAAATCCCGCTCTGTTCGGTTTTAATCCATACCTGGAAAGGATTTCCGGCATTTTCACTGACTGTTTAATTTCTTCTTTTGTCATGACAGCAACTCCACTATTCTCTTGCCAGTCTCTTCTTTTGTACAGAATTCAAATCGGACGCCGTATTTATCTCTGATCGTGCAAAGAGATTTGTACAACTGGCAACCATCAACAGCTTTGTCCGATATTACAGTCTTAACCTTTTTACCGTTTACTGTCTTCCAGATAACTTTGTGCTTTCTTGGATTCTCCCAGAAATACACGTCACCTACACTCTTGATATCTGGCCCATGTTCGCAAAGAATAATTAGCTGTATACCTGCTTCACGCGCTCTGATAAGCTCTGCCTTGAATCTTTCGTGTTGCTGGCAGACATTTCCACATAGCTCTTGTAAATCCTTTTTGCGGTCAATACAGAGTTTTGCATTGTCCAACGACTGATAATCTCCGCAGTATAACTTCGATCGGAAATACTGTACTCCAAGGCTGTCAAACTGCTTTTGAATCCGTTCCCATTCCTTTTTATGTTCTCTTGTGTCTGTCTGTATAACCATTAAAAACACATCCTTTTAATTGAATGGAAGCTCTTCCTGCATACTATCCGGAATACTCATAAAATCAGTTCCCGCTGAACTCGCCCCCATGATAGCTTCTTCTTTCAGATGATCGTCATACGCTTTTGTGGTACGCTCTTCTGGAATATCTGCATCTTTGATTCCTTCCACGCTGCGGAACCATGCAAGCTTGTGACGTTTCACTTCTTTATTGTCATACCAGTCTTTTTCCAGACGGAAGATGCCACCGATCAGCTTGCCTTTGAACTGCTGTCCGAAGTTATCGCCCCACTTAACAGTAAATCCCGGATTTGACTTTTCTACACATGTAATGAATGTTTTGAGATTGCGAACACCATAATCTACACTCTCGTCAATAACCATGTAGTTAGTTCCGGCATTCGGGTATTTCTTGTCTGGGCGAATATCATTCTCAAACTGCTTCATAAAATAACCTGCCTGCTCGTCTCCATCTGCAAAATCAAACAGGATAACAATCATATTCAGTCCGCTCTGAGACTGACATTCAGACACCTGTTTAATCACCATTTTATGACCGCCAAGCTTAATTGGTTCAAATTCTCCTGCTGCCTGTGTTGTATCATAGCTATTTGGTTTCTGCATTGTCTGCTCCTCCTAATTCGTAATAATCTCTAATAATCTTATCTACTGCTGCCAGATCATTGTCTATGGTCAGTGAATCAAACATACCAATCGGTGATTTGCTGACAGCTCCCTGACTTGCCTGAGTGACAAATAAATGCTTTCCACTTTCTTCAATGCAACGGAGAACTATCGTAAACATGCCCTCCACGCAAACTTTTTCATCCAAAAGTTTTCCTATTGTCTTTGGCTTTACATCTCCAGAATCGTCCTTATCTTCGTGCATCATAAGATATACGACTTTATTTTCAGGGACTTTTGTCACAATGAACTGAATAAGATTCCAGAAATAGTCTCCAATATCATTGTACAGAGCGAATACCGCATTGCCTTTTCCAGCAGAAGCGTGTCCACGCATAAAGTGGTTCGTGATAAGATAACCTGCATCATCAATTACAATTGACTCTGCTTTTGATGTGATCAGGCACTTCATTACCTGCTGGTAATCATCTGTAAACCATCCGTCAATTTTCCCCTTGAATGGAAGTGGCTTGTTTAATACTCTGATAAGGTTCCAGTTTTTGTTTTGACAGTTTCTAAGACTAGTACTTTTACCGGAACCAGATTTTCCAATAATCAATACTGGTGTTGCCATTGTTATTCCTCCTTGTCATAAACCACATGCTTGCTGCCCTCAATAATCAGCAAACTTGCAATATCTTTCATTGATAAGGTTGATTCGTTATAGATTTCAACCAGTGCGTTGTATGCTTCTGGAGTAATTTTCACAACCGGATTCTCCTTTTCACTGATTGTTTTCTTCTTTTTAGCCGGAATACGGATTTCAAACTTTTCCATTGTTACCCTCCTTAGTTGATTTCTGAGCCGCTAAAAGCCCATTTAGAGCCTGTACATAGCTCGCCAGTGTCCTTGCCTTGTACTGTTCTTCAATCGGATTATCCGGCACTATAGCAAGCTGTATGTCGATTAATCTCAACACTTCCTGAATGCGTTCATTCATACTTACACCGCCTTAAAGAAGCAATACAGGTTATCTGAAGCGTCTCCGAACTTCTCTCCGCCGATATCTTCGGCTTTGTGGTATTCCACATGGTCCAGAGACATATCGCAGTTCTCATAATCCAGAATGTAATCGCCTCTGGATTGAAGCTCTCTGAGCAATTCGTTAATACATCCTGCTATCTCCAGACTGGGAAGAAGTTTCATAATCGCTATCTGTTTACTCATTTGGACACTTCCCATCTATCAGAAGTTCCAGCAAGAAAGTTTTGATTACTTTGAGGCTTTCGCGGCTTGCATTCTCATAAAATGGGTCAAAAGATACGCTTCGGTACAAATCCCACTTGAATTTGCCATAGCCCAGGACAACGTCTTCTTTTCTCTTGAGTCCACATACTTTCATTCCATAAATCGAATAATCAAATGTGACACTTGCTGTCGGAACTTCATTCACGACTCTTTTACAGAGTTCGTAAATTTCGTCAATTTCTTTCTCGAACATTTCTTTATCCTCCTTATTTCCTATTGCCAGTCTGCTTTCATCTGGCGCACCGCCCATGCTGCCGAGATGCCAAAAAAGATGTTCAGCCAAATAGGTATGTCCACATATTTCCCGGCAAGCATACAAACAGCAATTAGCATATACTCTTTCATTTCATTTCTCCCATAATCCAAGCCAGATTGCTTACTACCAGTGCGGCTGCGGTCACAATCCATGCCGTGAACCATTTTCTTGCTTTTTTTCTACTTTCTTCGACAATTTCTGCCGCAAGAATGAACTCAAGTTCGTCCCATGTCGGAACATTTTCACATTTATTTGTGCTATTTCTGCTCATATCGTGCTAATTTCTCCTTTTTTGGTATTTACAATTAGCAGATACGAAGTTATAATTAACCTGTACCTACTAAGTGCGATTTAGTAAGTGCAACGCTCCGGTTGGTGGTGCTTCACCGCCGGGGCACTATCACTTTAATGCTTCTTTTCCTCTCCAGACATATCCTGTTTCTTCCCAGAGCTTTCTTGGAGAGATAACAAATTCTATTCTGCCAGAACCTTTTCTGTCGTGAATCACTTTGTTCCCACGATACGCCGTGCCGATAGGCAGCCACCCGTAGATGATTCCTGCTCTGACAGATGGTGTAGGAATGCCTGTCATTTTGCTCACGTCTGATACTGTCAGGCGCTCATTTGAGAACTCCGGCATCTGTGGAATACCTGATATGATTCTTGCCACTTCTGCGGCAAACTGATGAACCTGCGCATTCTGTTCTACGCAATTGTCAACTGCACTCATATAAACCTCTTTTCTAACTGATACTCATTTGAGCGTTACAGTCACGTATCATCATTACTGTATTGGTGCATGGATGCCAATTTCTGACATATTCCATAGCTTCTTCAAATCTCAGCTTAGGGATGTTATTACGGGCATTTACTGCGAAGTAAATCTTTATATCCCTGTTGCATTCAGCAAATACTTTCTTGCCAATTTCCTTGTAAGCATTTGACTCTTTCCCACCAAGGTGAGCAATTACGACACTTGACACTAAGTCTCTAATAGATTCCTGCTGTGCGTAGTCAATAGTCATGGTATTTTCAAGCCTGTTAAGCCGCTCTTCGTGGTCTAAGAATCCTGTCGCAATAACCTGTATCTGTTCAACTGTCGTCAGTGGCTTCTGGTATGAGCCTGTCTTTCTGATTGTCGGAAGAACTTCATCCATAACCCATGATTCAAATTTCTCTGCCGATGGAAGTTTCGATTTCATAATCAATCGGTACAAATCTCCCTCTGTTATGAAACTCGCTTCCTGATTCCTGCCGAGAGAATCTGTGAGGTGGTGTTTTACCACCCCACGGCAATGCTGTTTAAGTGCATTAACCGTGTCCTTGTAGCCAAGAGCTTTCGCAACGTCAGCTCCAACAAAATACGGTTTCCCGTCAATTTCTATTGTTCGAATTTCTCCGAACTCCCCTGAATTAAAAATCTGTAATTCGTTCATAAGTCTCCTTTCTTGTGATATACTCCCTATAGATGGGAGGTGATTAAATGATAACTGGGAAACAATATCGGCTAATGAAGTCCGTTCTTAAAAATAACGGAACCACTGCACAAGATACCGAGAATCACGAAATGTATAGATACTTAGCATCTAAAGGATTCTTACGTAAGCAACCTGTGCGTGGATATGAAGGCTATGTGGTCACTCAAGACGGTGAAGTTGAAATGAAAATATATAGAGAAGATACTTACCGTTTTAAAGTGACTACTGCGATCTCATTCATTGCTCTTATCACAAGTATCGTTTCCACAATTTTGAAATTCTGTATCAAGTAGATCGTCTGCAAGATGTCCAAGTGGTATTCTTTTGCCGGGTTCCAGATAGATAGGATTTGGAAGCTCTAATCCATTCGTTTCCCCGGTAAGAATCGCCACTTTTAACTGATTTACCTGTTTCTGTAAATCTCTTACATAATCAAATAGATACTGAATATCTGATTTGTTCAATTATTAACTGCTCCCTTCTAATTCAATTTAATTGAAGTTATTTGGCACAAAAATAAAGTCCATAGGAATTCCAGAAAGCTCACTCATTTTTCTG